GGAGAAGCGTAAGGGGTATCCTGCATGTAGACCGACGATGGCGCAGTGTACATCTGCTGCCAAGAAGAAGAAGTCTTCTAAACGAATTAAATGGAAAGCTAGCCGTGGTGGACTAGCAAGAGTATTTTGATAACCGAAAGGAGATATGTAATGGGTGGCTACATGGGAGATCCGGATCTTAGTAAATCTACTGTAATAGGTCTGAGGACTGCTACTATGATTGCAAAAGAGCATGGTTTGAAGGTTGAACCTACAGATGTTGGAATAAAAGTTATTGACTCACAAGGACATTCGCGCAGTTATGGACCAAATGTAAAAGCAGGATCTATTGGGCGTTTTTTAGGGTACAGAAACGGTGGCATGGTTAATAAAAGCTACATGAACGGCGGCTGTGTAATGTCAGGGCGCGGCGTTAAAAAAACAAAGATTGGTTAATTAAATGGCAACATCAAACTCAAGAGACTTTGAACTCGACGTAGCTGAGATAATTGAAGAAGCATATGAACGGTGCGGTATGGAAGTTCGTACTGGTTACGACGCCAAGACCGCTCGTCGTTCTTTGAACTTGATGTTTGCAGAATGGGCTAATCGTGGTTTAAACCTTTGGACTGTGAAGAGCGCTACGATCACATTAACCCAAGGCCAAGCACAGGAAACTTTATTGCCTGACGTTGTAGACTTGTTGGATGTGGTTCTTCGTCGTGACGGTACAGATTATGAAGTAGAGCGCATTAGTCGTGGCGATTATGTCACACTTCCTAATAAAACCACTCAAGGTAGGACAAGTCAGTACTGGTTAGATCGTCAAATTGCCCCGGTTATTAATCTTTGGGCCGTTCCGGAGAACTCCACGGATCAGTTAGTGTACTATTATGTTCGTAGAATTGAAGACGCAGACACATTGGTCAATACTACAGACCTACCTTTTCGTTTCTTCCCTTGCATGGTTTCTGGTCTTGCCTACTATATAGCTATGAAACGTTCTCCAGAACGTTTAATGATGTTAAAATCTGTGTACGAAGAAGAGTTTCAACGTGCAGCGGATGAAGATGAAGGCCGCACAGCATTAAAACTACAGCCTAGCGGTAGGTATTTGAGGGTATAATGGCATACGCAAACAATAAAAAAGCTTGGGGAATATCAGATCGGTCTGGGCGCCGTTACCGTTTGCATCTAATGAAGACTGAATGGACAGGGGCTAAAGTTGGACCGGATGAATACGACCCGAAGCATCCACAATTATTTCCGCCAAAGGTTGGTCCCGACCCACAGGCTCTTAGAGATCCAAGACCCGAGCAAAACTTACCTTCTCAACGCAATATACAATATGGCTGGAGACCCGTTGGGTTTAACGGCGATGAAGAATTAACGCCTAATCCGTTACGCAGTAATGGATTTGTGGGCACTGTCACGGTGGTAACGACATGAGTTTTACATTTGATCAGTTAAAGCAAGCTATTCAAGACTATACCGAAAATACGGAGACAACGTTTGTAAACAACCTTCCTTTGTTTATACGTGCTTCAGAAGAACGCATTCTAAAAAACGTACAGCTTGATTTTTTTAGAAGAAATCAAACAGCAACTTTAACGCAAGGAAATTCTTTTTTAAATTGTCCAAGTGATTTTTTAGCTCCGTTTTCATTAAGCTATACGCTTAACAACGTTAAAGAGTTTTTAGATTTTAAAGATGTTTCTTTTGTACAAACGTACTCTCCTAACGCTACAACGCAAGGACTTCCAAAGTATTACGCGCAGTTTGACGTAACTAACTTTATAGTTGGTCCAACTCCCAACGCTAACCTCGCTGTAGAACTTCACTATCTATACCGTCCCAGTAGCTTAACAGCAGGCGCAGGAAGTGGAACTACTTGGATTAGTATTAATGGCGAACTAGCCCTATTGTATGGTGCTTTGGTAGAAGCCTATATATTTATGAAAGGCGAAGCCGATGTATTACAACAATATAACCAAAGGTTTGGCGAAGCTATGATTGGATTAAAAATGCTAGGTGAAGCTAAAGAAACCACTCAAGATTATCGGGTTGGTAAAGTTATGAGGCCGAAACAATAATGTTTAAACTAGATTTCAATATGCCCGATCAACCTGTAGTATCTGTTCATACTACTGAGAACCGTGGGTTCTCTCCTGAAGAAGTAGCAGAACGTTGCGTTACAAAACTTATCAGTGTTTCTGACAGTGCGCACCCCGCTATTCGAGATCAAGCACGAGCTTACAAAAAACACATGGAAAAAGTAGTTGCGTTTTATATGCGAGAATCTATTCGCAGTGATCGCACAACTGTGTATAATGCTTTAAAAGAAGCCGGTCATCCTGAACTGGCTGCCGCAATAAGGAGACTATGAAATGTCGATAACACAAGCAATGTGTACATCCTTTAAGCAAGAAATCTTGCAGGGAAAACACAATTTTACTAACGGTGGAAGTGCTTTTAAATTAGCTCTGTTTACAAGCAGCGCAACTTTAAATGCTACAACTACTGATTACTCCACTTCAAATGAAGTTTCCGGTACAGGATATACCGCTAAAGGAGGCGCGTTAACCAACGTAACTCCAACAACAAGTGGAACAACAGCATTCTGTGACTTTAGCGACTTAACGTTTGGGTCTTCTACAATCACAGCTAACGGTGCTATGATATTTAACACAACATCGGCTGGTGGTTCTAACACTACGGATGCATGTATAATTTTAGCGTTTGGCGCGGACAAGTCGTCTACCAATGGGGACTTTACTATTCAGTTTCCAACGGCAAATGCTTCTAACGCAATTATTCGTATCGCGTAAGGGGTAACTACAGATGACTTTAATTACGGGTTGGGGTAGAGGTACATGGTCCGAAGGGGCTTGGAGTTCTGTTCTTCCTGTGACTGTCACTGGGTTAGCTGGAACGAGTGCCGTTGGTTCCGTTGCTATAAGCACCGATCAAGTTATTTCGGTAACGGGATTAGCTGGAACGAGTGCCGTCGGAACAATTGCTATAAGCACCGAACAAATTATCCCTGTAACAGGTTTGGTTGGATCAAGTGGTGTTGGTTCCGTTGCTATAAGCACAGATCAAGTCCTTTCGGTAACGGGATTAGCTGGAACGAGTGCCGTCGGAACAATTGCCGTAAGCACAGATCAAATCCTTTCGGTAACAGGGTTGGCAGCGAGTGGACAAACTGGTACTGTAGTTGTAATCGCGGATGCAAATGTATTACCCACAGGGTTGTCCGTAACAGGTAGCGTCGGAAATGTTTTTGTTTGGAGTCAAGTAATACCCAATCAAACGCCAGACTGGCAAGCAATATCACCGTCGCAATCTCCCGGATGGACAGACATAGCGGCATAGGAGAGTTTAATGGCAAGTACATATACCACAGCAAACGGGATTGAGCTCATAGCAACAGGTGAGCAATCTGGCGCATGGGGCGATACAACAAACCTAAATCTACAAATTATTGATCGAGTCCTTACAGGAGTCGGTAGTATTACATTGTCTGGTACAACACATACACTGACAACCACAGACGGTACTTTGTCCGACGGAATGTTTAAAGTTTTAGTTTTAGGTGGATCTCCATCTGGAACAAACACTATAACAATTGCACCAAACGACGCACAGAAACTTTACCATGTGTTAAACAGTACTGGGCAAAGTGTAATATTTACTCAAGGTTCAGGAGCCAACGTTACTGTTCTTAACGGTGACACAAAGATAATTTTTGCTAACGGCGCTGGCTCCGGTGCGGCCGTTACTGATTTCACAGCTAATTTAGCCATGTCTTCTACAAATATAACAGGCGGAATAATAAACGGCGCTGTTATTGGTGGAGCAAGTGCTGCGGCGGTTACCGCTACAGATATTGTTGCTGCATCTTTAGACATCTCAGGCAACATAGACGTAGATGGTGTAACTAACTTAGATGTCGTGGACATTGATGGTGCTGTTGATATGGCCTCTACACTTACAGTTGCAGGAGTTCTTACAGGTGCATCCCTAGACATCTCAGGTAACATAGACGTAGACGGTACTACCAACCTAGACGTAGTAGATATTGACGGTGCTGTTGATATGGCCTCTACACTTACAGTTGCAGGAGTTCTTACAGGTGCATCCTTAGATATCTCAGGTGACATAGACGTAGACGGCACAACTAACTTAGATGTCGTTGATATTGATGGTGCTGTTGATATGGCCTCTACACTTACAGTTGCAGGTGCTGTAGACTTTAATGGTAATCTCGACGTAGACGGCACAACTAACCTAGACGTGGTAGATATCGACGGTGCTGTTGATATGGCCTCTACACTTACAGTTGCAGGAGTTCTTACAGGTGCTTCCTTAGACATCTCAGGCAACATAGACATAGACGGTACTACTAACTTAGATGTTGTTGATATTGACGGTGCTGTTGATATGGCCTCTACTCTAGCAGTTGCTGGTGTAGTAACAGCCAACGCAGGTGTAGTAGTAGATACTATGACGTTAGACGCAGCGACACTTACAGCTACAGGTGATTTCACTATTGATGCAGCAGGAGAGATCATCCTTGATGCAGACAATCAAGGTTCTGGCAATGGTGTCATCTTAAAAGATGCCGGAACAGCCTACGGATCATTTTTTAGAAGTAGTAGCAATCTTCATATTAAGTCTGAAGCGTCAGACCAAGACATGATATTCATAGGCAATGATGGTGGTAATGAAATTACAGCCCTCACCCTTGATATGTCAGGGGCTGGTGCAGCTATTTTTAATTCTAGTATAACAGCTACACAAGTTGAAATCGGAAATGGTTCGGCTGGCGGCACAAGCGAAATACTATTTTCCGACAACGCCTCCGCTAGAGGTAAAATAAAATTTGACCACGGCTCCAGTCCAGAAGTTATGACACTGGAGACTACTGGTACAGTAGCACTAACTATTGATAATTCTCAAAAGGCTACCTTTGCAGCAGATGTAACCTTTGCAACTGGTGCTGACATTCTTACTTCTTCAGCAGGTGACGACAATGTTCGTATAGGTTTAGACGCAGGTGACTCAATAGCATCAGGTGGAAATCGCAATATTGTAATAGGAAGAAATGCAGGTACTGCGATTACGACTGCTGATTCTAATGTTGCGATCGGTTTTGACGCTCTTAAAACTGAAGATGCACATGGAAATAACGTAGCCATTGGAGCATCCGCTTTAGCTA